ATTAGCCAACCTATCCTCTAAACCACCTATTTGAGATTGTAAACCAGATGCATCAAACTGTGGTATTTCTCTGCCCTCAAGTGCTTGTAATCTATCTCTTAAAGCTGAATCGTCAAACTGAGGTATGTTACCTAATTGTTGTTGCAATCCTCCAATCTGATCTTGCAAAGCACTAGGGTCAAACTGAGGTATATCTCTATTTCGTAAATCCTGTAATTGCCTCTCAATTGACATAAAATCATCTCTACCCGGCCTTTGTCTTAGATCAGATATTTGTTTTTGTAACTCACTAGGATCAAATACAGGGGCTTCTCTATTCTGTAATTCAGCTATTTGTCTTTCTAAAGCGCTAGGGTCAAATACTGGAGCTTTTCGACCTTCTAATTCTGCTAATCTTGCTTGTAGTCCTGTAGGATCAAATACTGGAGCACTTGGCACTTGTATTTTGCTTAAAATATCTTGAATCAAAGCATCTCTATCTAGTGCATCCGCTGGTATTGTTTGTTTAGGTTGACCGCCTGTTAAAAAATCAAGAGATGGTCTTGAAGAGACGGGAGCAGGTTTTGGTGCGGCTCTTGGTGCAGACATACTAGGTCTTGCGCCCATCAATTTACCTATAATAGCCATTAAGAAAGCCTCTTATCAGTATCTTCAAACATATCCATAAGCATGCCTAAATTTTTAGCACCTTTTTCTCTGTTTGGTTTACCCTCTGGTGTCAGCATGATTGAATCTTTTGATTTAGATATATCAAAAGCACCAGCGCCATTATTAGCTGATGCGGTAAATACATACTCACCATCACTTAACATAGCTGGTATATCATCAGATGTGCCTGTACCAATACCTATTGTTGGCCCACCTACCTGACGGTAATCTAATTCAAATGCCTCTGGGTTAAGTGGTCCGCCATTTGCGAATCCTGGTCTAACCATAGCTGTACCGCCGTATGCCATTCCTGGTCTTACTCCTAGATCAAACCCTTGGAATACAGGCTGAGCAGCAAGATCTGGTCGTCTTGAAGCTCTTATGTCACGTAAACCACCTTCACGTTTTTCTGCTTGTTTTTTAACTGCTGCGCCGTAGAGGGCAGCTAGCGTAGCTAATCCTGCATTACCACCAAGCATACCACCTTGTCCTTGTCCTATTTGCCCAAGGCCACTTAATAATCCGCCTTGTTCTCCTGTTCCTAAAAATGTATCTCGTAATTTTGGGCCTATTCCTAAACCAAATAAACCTTCTCTTTGTGGGGCAATAGGATTATTGTTTTCATCAAATGAGTACCCCATCTGCTGTAGCTCAGATCTTGTAACTATACGGCCATTAAGCTCATATTGAGGCATACCAAAATCATCAGTAGTCGTAGTCACTCCACCTGTCATTTGACCAGAACCTAAGCGATCACCAAAAATGTTTTTAAACAAACCTTTATTATCTTCTCCAGGCAAAATAAATTCTTTACCTGCGCCTAAAATATTTCTAAAAGTCCCATCTGCACCAAAAAATTTACCTGAACTTCCTTTCAACCCTTTTAGACCTTTTAATCCACCCCCAGAACCAGAACCTGCAAACTTAGCGCCTAAGCCAGCTGTTAAACCACCTAGTAATGCATCCTTAGTATCCATACCTGATGCTTTACCAGCTGCTGCTGTAATTAGTCCTTTTGCTATTGGTCCAACTCCAGGTATAAAACTAACAGCTACAGGTGCAACTTTTTTCACTACATTTTTTATTTTTTTAAATACCTTTGATAAAAAGCCAAATTGTTGTAATCCAGTCAATTGATTGATCTGACCGTTGCCTACAACATACTCTTGTGGATTTAGACCAACAGCCTGCATATCTCTATTGATTAACTGTTGTGTAGTATTGCTAATAACTGGTGGAACTACCATCTCGCCTGGTGCAGCGTGAACTATTTGTGTGTCCTCTAGTTGTGGTTGTGCTAATTTATCCTGCATATCTCCTTCCATAGTATTTGTTATTTTAGCGTAAATACTTAAAAAGTATGTTTATTTTCCAAAATTAGCAAGTTTGATAGATACAGCGCCGTTATTTGTAACAGTCACCTTACCTAGTGCGCTTGTTGCCTTTAGCCCATCGTTGACTAAAGGTTCGCCTATATTTTCCCATTCTGAGCCGGTATAGACCTGCAACACTTCAAGTGTCGTATTCCAGATTATACTACCTGGATTGAAATTCAAGGTTTCTAACTCATTTTCGCTTACTTGACGAGTATTATCAAGGTTTACTGCACCTAAATTTATTTCTAACAGTCTAATAAGACGGTTAAATATTGCAGGAGTTACCTCATCTTGTGCTAATGGTAACTGCGTTGGTAGCAGTTTACTCATCTTTTACCGTCTGCTTTTATGTCTATCCTTGTTGCGCCTAATCGCCAACCTATACCTAAATTGCCGTCGTCACTTGCGTCGTCATTAGATTCAAACCGTAATGCCATTTGCCTTGCTCTTGCCCTGATAAAAGATTGTTGTGTGGTGCTGGCTATTTCATTTGTGGAGTTGGTAGCTAAAGAATCACCAGGGAAATTTCTAGTTTTGACAACTATATTTACAGAGCCATTATTTTCGTTTTCTATAAATTTAAAATCAGGTATGATTCTGCGAGCAAAGGCAAACTGATCACCTTCCCCAAGATCAAAGTCGGAACTCTCAATAAAAACACCAGTCATAGGTGAACCATCATCATCAAAACCTTCCTCATGTCTAAATAGTAAACCACTAGCTGTAGCTCTAGGATAGTTCTCAATACCAGAATCAAGCCAAGCTGTTCTGGTTAATTGACCAAAGAACCAAAGTCTTTCTTCATAATTGTAAATAACGTATCTATCTATTGTTTCACTATTAGCTGAACAATAAAACCAACCAACTTCATTTTTATCTTTAATGGTAAAAGCATGTATTTTGAATGATTGAGTAAGATTAATATCATTAAAGACATAATTATGTACTGAGCAAGGTAAGGTATTGACTGAACCGTTATAAAAATAAAAGTTGTTGTAGCTCATAAAGTATACTGCTGATGGTGCTGTTACCGCTGCTTTTGGTGCTACTAACCCAGTCCCTTCGTTAATTAAATTAACTGCAAAAGTGAAAGGTGGCCCAACAAACTGCATACTGTATAAAGCAGTATCAGTCCAAACAAGAACTTCCTGTCTGGCTTTTACTGCACCAATTATTGACGATCCGGAAGAGAGCCTTAATGAACCTGCTGTATTAGTAGCTTTAGGCTCAAACTCTAATGCATTTTCTTGATCACTAAAAGCAATCAACATAGGATCTATTGTACCTGTTCTTGATGTACCGCTTATCGGATCAGCACCAAGTACAATTAAATGTCTATCAACTTCAGATGTTATAACTTGAAGTGCTTTTGTCGGCACTAAATTAGCACCTGATACTTGCGATAATTCTACAGCCCTTGTAGATGTACCGCCTGATTCTAGCCATCTAAAAATACCGTCATTACGTTGATTAATAATTAAATCTTCGCCAAAGTTATCGTGTGTCCAAATCCTTAACTGGTTTGTGCTAGATAGAGCTGCGGCTTGTCCAAATGCACCTTCACCCCAACCATTAAGACCCCATCCAGTACCAGGTATATAGACATCCAAGCCGACATTTACTTGATATGCACCTACAACAGATGAACCACCATTACCACTATCTGATGCGTTAGCTGTAATTGTCGTGCCTGAACTGTCTTTAGCGGTTATCTTGTAGCTATTAGCATTTACAATAGAATCTATTTGATACTCTTGATTTAAAATTGCAGCTGTTACATTACCACCAAGAGAGGCAGCACCACTAAAAGTTACAAAATCATTTTTTACTGCGCCGTGGGCTGTATCAGCTACGGTAATCTCTGAACTGCCATTAGTAGCAGAGAATGTTACGTCACCTGCCGACGTTGTTGATCTGATTGGTGTTATATCATTAAAAGCACTACCGTCTTGTACGTAGTATTTTAGATGTGTGCCAACTCCTAAATATTTTGTACCCTCTAACGCAATCCAAGCATGTAGAGCTCTTGCTGTACCTAAATAAGTGTTTTCTGTAAGTTTTTCCCAGCCACCAAATTTTTCTGGTCTACCTTTTCTAAATCTTACTAAGTTACAGTCAAACCAACCGCCCTCGTTATCATAAGCGGTACCTTCTCTATTTATGCCTGGTCTGAAAACTGCTTTTTGCAAGGGCATATGCTAAACCTCATGCCATTCTTTACCTTCAAACAGTAAAGATTCTGCTAATCTTCTGCGTTCTAGGCCTGGTAGTACAACTTTTTCTCCATTTACTCTTGCTTTATTCCATTTACGCATTTGATGCGGTACTTCATCTTTTTTATTGTTATTAAGAACTTTTAACATAGTTGAGTTATTAAGATTTGATGGACCTAAGTTATATGTCCAAGCCACTAAAGCATCAAATTCATTTTGCTCTAGCGGCACTAATACTGCGTCGCTAACGTATGCTCCATATACAGGCAGCTCCTCCTCCAACCATTTATCTGCTTGTTCTTGTGTACAAGTATCTCCTTCTTTTACATTTTTTATTCGACCAAAACCTATAGTCCATTTTCCTGCGGCGCATTTGTAAGCTTCTAGCTCACACCCTTCAAACTTCTTAATAAGTGATTTTCCTTCCTCTGAAATTTGCATGTTACTCCCCTTTGTCGCCTGAGTGAGACGCTCCAAAATAGAATGAAATAATAGCACTAGCTAACCCTCCTAAATATCCAAGTACAAGATTTATTAAAGCCTCACTATTTTGCTCTGGTGGTTGTAGTGTTACTAAGAATATATAACCCAAAAAACCGCCAATAGTAGCTATACCTATAATTCTTGCTGTCCAATCTTTACTAAACATGCCTCTTGCGTTTTGTTTATCCTCTGTTTCCAGCTTGAACACATCAACTTCAAGTTCTTTCATCTTGACTTTAAAATCTTGTTCAGCTTTTTTTATTTGCATCATTTGCTCAGGCGTAGCATTTTGTATTGCTGTTTGTATATCTTTTGGATTGTTTGGACAACCAAGCACGTCTGCAATCATATTACCTGCCATACCTCCCATAGGACCACCTAAAGCAGTTCCAATAGTAGGCGCAACTTGACCTAAAATGCCTTTAATCAATTTTTTCATAATACCACCGTAGTAAATACTGCTATAGCTAAAGCACCAACAAAACTAAAAACACCAAATGTTGCCATTCTTATAGTTGTGTTAATAGATGCTATCTCTTGTTTAATATCTGCAAATTCGTTGAAAGCAGTTTTCCAACGCTCTGCGTTTTCTTTTTTTGATACAGCTAAATCTTTAGCTACGTCTTGAACTGTTAGTCTTTTGTTAACCATATTATCTAATAGTATATATTGCTAAAGAATGTTTTTTTCCTTTAACTTTTATTGGTTTAAGTAATTCTAACTCAAAACTGCAATATTTTTTAGTGTTATGGCCTATTATTAAATCAACTCCTACATCTTTTGTTGCACTTTCAAGTCTAGCTGCTGTATTTACAGCATCACCAATAGCACTATAATCAAACCTTGTATCACTTCCCATATTACCTATACAAGCCTCTCCACTATTTATACCAATACCAATATTTACACCTATATTAGCTTCTTGCATATCTTTGATAATTTGTAATGCTGCTTCAATAGCCATATCTTCATGTTTGTCCAAATCTATTGGTGCATTAAATATAGCCATCATAGCGTCACCTATATACTTATCTACCATACCCCCATACTTTTTGACGGCATTTGATTGTATTGTTAAAGCTCTGTTCATAATATGAGTAACCTCCTCTGGCTCTAATTTTTCAGACAAAGCAGTAAAACCACGTACATCAGTAAATAGAAAAGTGCAATATCTTTTCTGGCCGCCAAGTTTTAATTCTTCTGGATTTTGTTGTAATCGTTTAACTTGTCTTGGATCTAAATAATGCTCAAACTGTTTTTTGATTTGCTGCCGTAATTTATATTGTTTACGGAAGTTAATATAGAAAGCTGTTGCGCTTGTGAGCACTTGCGAGACAAAAGTCCAGGTAAAATCTACTAAAATGCCCTTTTTAATCAAAAAAACGCTTGAGAAGCCGTTGGTGAGCAGTAAAACTCCAGCGAGACTAATGCCCTTGACCACACCAAGATAATTGATTGAGAGCCACGTCAGAGAGACAAAAATTGCAAAAATTAAAATTTCTAATGCAAACGCAAAATCGGGTATATATGGACTGTCAGGTATCAAAATTGATTCAGATAATGCCGCTTGAATCTTGTGTGGTTCTAACAAACCAACTGGTGTTGCAACTTGAGGCATGATACCGTTTGCTGTTACACCAATAAAAACAAACTTATTAGCTACATCTAGTTCTTGTAATGTTGTCTCTGGCGTATCAACCCAGCTTATCCATTTACGACCTAGACTATCTGTTTTGACTGGCGCTAAACCTTGTACCGTTATTTCTTCAATACCATTATCATTAGTTTTTATAATGTAGGTATTGTTACCAGCAAGCATTTTCATTACTTCAGTACCGAAAGCGGACACAAAGCCATCTGGTGTTCTAAGTAGTAATGGTATTCTGCGAACTAACTGATCAACGTCTACGGGAGCAGTAGCAATACCTTGATCCGCAGACAGTTTAAGTACATCAATATTCTGCACTACTCCCTGACTCATCATACCACCTACATCTGGACCCAGTAAAACTGTACCAGAGGTTTTAGGATATGATCCATTAGGGTTTTCAAACATAGCTAGAACAGACCCACCGTAATTTAGAACTTCTGCAAATACTTCGTCGCCACCCATACGATCAGGTTGTGGAAACGAAATTACCCACCCTACACCAAGAGCTCCAGCGTTAAGTAAATCTACATGTATTTCAGCTAACCTTTGTCTTGGTAACGGCCAACCACCTTCGTCTGCTATAAACTGTTCATCTAAATTTAATATAGTAAAAAAATTAGAAGGTTCTTTTTGTGCTACAAAAGCATCAAAAAATTTAAGTTTTAGTATTTCTGTAGGTTGGCTTTGAAATATAAGTGGTAGTGATAGTAGAGTAAACAAGCATATAAATAATTTATGTTTCACTGGCTTTGTCTAATAGTAATAACGCTACTACTACCTCCGTTTATTTTAATTGTTTTAGAGACACCATCCTGTATGAAAATAACGGTATAGCTACCATTAGTATCTAGATCAACTCTAGCGGTATTATTAACACTTCTAATGAGGGTAAGTTTTTCACCATCTATAAAAGATATTATTTGAGTATCAGGGTCCTGTCCAAATTTAGTTCCGGTTATGCTAATAGAGCCAATATCTTGTGATAATTGATCTTCTTCTTCTGCAATCTCTAACGCATCTAAAACATCAAGCAGATCTTCTAAAAAATTAACATCAAGGTAATTTATGTCTAACTCTGTAAATTCTAGTTCTGATTCATTATCTAAAAAATCTTCATCCAAATAATCAATATCCAAATCGTTAAAATCTAAAATACTATCAGATTTTATTATTACATCTTCAGACTCTATTACTACCTCATCAGGTGGTGAAACTATAAGCATGTTATCAATTAAGTCTAGAGTAAGATCTAAAATAACAGGTTTGGTTGGCGCACTTTCAAATACGTCGACTGTTGTTGCTTGAAAAGGTTGATTAAGTATCACACTACCTGTTGCTGTTATAACTTCTATTTCACCACTAGAAATACCGTATGCATCAGGTAACAGTATTATTAATGATTCACCTAACTCGTTAACAGTTGCAGTAAAGTCAGTACCACGTATAGCTATATTGGCAGTTGGAGTTTGTAAGGATATGTTTTGTTTATTGATACGGTTAAGATTACCGGTTATAAATCTTGTTGTTCCTAACGCAAAGGTAAGAGCCATTTTTGATTTATCTGGGTCAGGATCAAAAACGTATTCGTTTATTAAAAGTTGTGAGTGCTCTGTAAGTTTTACCTGGCTGTCATCTAAAAACTTTATAGCCATACGGCCATTATTAGTTATAGCCTCATCATTTGTTTGTATACTAAAATTTACTGTAGCATCATAAGGTTGATCTCTGACAACACTAGCAGAGCCTGAGAGCTCAGATATATCTCCTATCTCAACAGGAGGTGCTGCCGCCTGAATCTGATTGTTTGATACAAATATTACTATTAGAAGTATTAGTAATGAGCTTGAGATAGTCCCTCGCCAAGGTTGACGATTGTGTAACATCAATTGTGTTTGAACTACCATCTAAATCTAAATAAAAATACCCACTATCAGAAGACGTGTTACCAGCATAACCACTACCGCTAAAATTAAGTGTGTTACTGCTGCCATTAACATCTACATAGTTTATCGCATTTGCGTAATCTATGTCGAAATCAAAATCATTGCTGCCACCTGTGATTATCCAATCTAAATCAAGATATGACGCATCATCGTCTTCAGCTATAGCTAAATCAAACGTGTTGCTTGATCCTGTTACATTTATGTTTAAGTTTACATAGTCGGAATCAATTAGTCCTGTACTATCCATCAATATGTCAAAAACGTTACTGTCGCCCGTAAATTCAAAAAACCCTGTAAAGTTATCTCCATCTATAGCGTCTGATCTAAAAACGTTTGATGAGCCTATTTGGTTGATGTCAAGTATCATTGAAACTCCATCTAGATCTAAAGCAGTCATGCTACCTGTTTCTGCTGATGTACCACCTATTAAATTAGAGCTACCAAGCTGTTCTAAGTCTATAGCTGCTGAATTTCCTGATTGTGTTACGCTAATTTCATTATCTGCTACCAAAGATAAAGACATAAACAATACAATATTAATTAATTTCTTCATATTTCCAATACCCTCGTGTATTTCCTATATTTATTATTTCTAGCACTGCTCCCTCTATCGCTTTCATTAAAGCTAGGGTTGTGCTTTCGTTGCGGGTGGCTCCCGTTTCTATTTCAACCAACTCTGTTCCCATTTCTATAAATTTGAAAACATCTTGCGATTGGCCATAACTATAGATAGTTTTTTGCGACATAACCTCTATTAATATCTCGCCAGTAGCTACTGATACCATTCTAAGACTGACGCTTACGCTATCCTCCCGATATTGCATGCTTGATCCTAATCCCAGGTATCTAGCACCTAAACCACCAGTAACTAAGTTACTATCATAGCTTACAACGGCACCTTCTAGCAACACACCTGCAAATAGCAAAGGCCCAAGAGCCTGATTTTCGCCCAGCTGTTCTCTAGTAGATCTTATTAGTTGTCTTTCTTTTGTTAGATTATCAAGACCAACTCTTTCTACTACACGAAAAAAATTACCGCTAGATGCATGTTTCAAAGCACGAATGAGAATGGTGTATGGTGCCTGAGTTATGGCTGATGAAAATAAAGCAAACTCGCTGTTACTTTTTCTTTGTCCCGTTTGGTCTGTAAAAGCTGTTGGATAAACCGCAACTACAGGCTTTACCAGGGGTGCTTGCACATTTGCTAACTCATATGATTGGAGTTCATAAATATTATATTCATGTAGTCCTTTGCTTTTAAATCTGTCTGGCTTAGTATCTTTTACAACTTCTAGTATAGAGCAACTAGAAAGAGAAATCACCAAGAGGGAGTTCAATAGTAGTCGTTGATCCATCATTTGAGTTAAATATTGTTAATATGATCATGCCGTCCTCTATCTTGTAAGATATTATATTACCTTCAAGTTCAAACGAGCCTTCAGTTGATTGTGTCTCCCCAAACATATTTTCAACTATTTGCCTTGATATTTGTGCGTAGATACGGCTTTCTAAGTTCCTAATAAACCTTGCTAATGTGGTGTTTTCTGCATCTCTCTCTAATTCATCTTGCAGAGCTTTTATTTCTTCTTTAATAGTCATCTTACGCATGTGCTCTTGGTTTTCTATAGTAAGATAATGAGAGCTTGTATTGATGCCAGAGAAAGAAGGTGATTTGAATTTAAAGGTTATCGTGTCTGCTTGGACATTTACGCAGATAATACCAACAAATAAAACTACAGCCCAAATAACAATTATTTTGTAGTGTAGTGGTAATTTAATCTTTTCTTTGGTCATCTCTATCTGCCTTAGCAATTTTGTTGCTATCAATTAATTGCGGTACTCCTAGTATAGTTTTTATAAGTGTGTCTTGTCTAATAATCTCATTATCTAAACTACGCACTCTGTCAATAAGAGCAACTAAAATACCGTGTTGGCTATCAAGTTTTGTTCCTAATCTTTCTTCAATTGCAGCAATCTGACCTTCTACTTTTTCATCAACAGTATCAAGTTTGGTCTCCATACCGTCAACGATACGCATGATAAGTTTGTAGATAAACCATCCAAGTCCTAAAGCTGCTGCAATAGGAAAACCAACCTCTTGAATAACGGTTACAGCAGATTCCACAGTTTAGTGATCGCCCCAAACTTTAGTTTTCTTACCGCCATCATAAGGAACTGCGTGTCCTTCATCTATTAACATCTGACAAATATCTTTACCATCTGCGGTATAAGGTATGCCTAATATACGGCCATATTTACCTTTACCTAAAGACTTAACTTTTATGTTGCCATCACACAGTTCTTTTAATCTAGCCTTAGCAGCTAAACCTAAAACTTTTTCAGCTTTATCTCTTGTCCTAGATTCAGGTGTATCTATACCTGCTAGACGTACTCTTTGCTTATGTAGTTTTACATCAAATCCAAGATCTAAACTACAGTCAAAGGTATCACCATCTACTATTCTTTCAAGAGTTGCATTATAGACAAATGCATCTGGTGCATCAGCCATTACTTTTTACTTTTCTTTACTCTTTTAGTTGTATAAGCCTCATTTACATCAGGAGTAGATTTATCGTCGCCAACATATCTGCCTTTTTTGTCTCGAGTTCTTACAACTACATCTTCAGATTTTGTTACAAAATTAACTAACTTTCGCATCCACTTCATTATCGCTCTCCTGTAATACTTCATCTGCCTGCTCTTTTGTTGAATTTACAAAAGCATTTTTAAAAACACTCAAAGCCGCATTTATTTGGTCTAGTTCGCTTTGTGCCGTATATTGTTTGCGGCTCAAATCTTCCATTTGATGATATAAATATCTTTGATTTTCATCAAGATCCCTAACATACATTTCTGCACCATCTACAGAAACTACTGGACCCTTATCAACTTCTTTTTCTTTTTTAACCATATATATCCCCTCTTTAAAAAAATTAACTTAAAACTTTAACAACTGATGATGGTGATACTTTTTCAGCTATTTGTTCATCTACTCTCGCTTTCAAAGCTGTTACTTCATCAGCACCTAATCCAGCTTCAACCCAACCTTGCACATCACTAGCTTTAAGATCAGACCAGTTTATAAAACTTGATAGATCATCTGTACTAACGCCTTGGCTACCATAAACTGTAGCAGTTTGTGGGTTACCGTCAGAGTCCTTATTAGAACTATCAGAGCCAGTTAGTCGCCAGTGGACATTATGCACCACATTAGATTTACCGCTTTTTGATGGGTATGTATCGCATGTGCTTACATCCCAGGTATAAGATATTGCCATATTATTTCTCCTTTAAAATTGCAATTTCACTTGTTAGTGATTCTATTTGTTCTTGTTGCTCTTGTACAGCTTTAACAAGATGTGTTACCAACTTACTGTAATCCATTTGGTACATATCTTCTTCTGAACCTGATACAGCATTTGGTACTACATCTAACACCTCTTGAGCTATTAAACCTTCATCTGCTTTACCATCAGCTTTCCAGTTGTAAGCTACTGGATTAAGTTCGTTGATAACTTCTAAACCTCTTGCAGAGCCTGTAACGTCTTTAAGTCTTGCATCTGAAGATGTGTTGTAAGCTGTTGCACTTGTATTGGTTGATATTGAGCCAACATCAGACCCCCCGTTTTTAAAGAGCATCATGTTTCTACCAACACCACTAGCTCTAGCAATAGTCACAATACCACTTGAGTCAACTCCAAAACTATCTTCAGCACCAACTGACGTTCCAGCTACTATAAGATTTCCTGAAGAATCAATACGTAATGATTCTGAACCATTATTTGAAAAAATAGTATCGTCATCAGCACTTATACCTAAATTATCTGTATTATGGTCATAAGCAATTGAAGCAACATTATTAGAAGCAGCATCTCCAAATATAATTCCTGTTTCTTTATCATTTGGTGCTAATATTGATAAGTAAGCATGTGTACTATTTTCTAAAACTGCAACACTATCTGATAAAGCTGATACGCTTCCTGCACTAGCTTTATGCACATGAAGAGTTTGGTCGGGATTTTCAGTGTTTATACCAATTTTTGCAGTTGAGCTAATATGCATTGCAACTGTACTAGCATCAGCACCTTCTGAAGGCATATCAGTTAATATTTGAAGTGAGCCTTCTCCACCAGATGGACCTGCAACACCTCTAATAATCCCAAAAACTCCTGCTGTATTATCAGTATCATCAGCATTATGGAACTGTATTGCACCTGTAACATCGCCTTCACTTGCGTTACCTGTTCCTGAAAGTCGCATAACAGCACCACCACCACTTGATGCTCCTGCAATATCAAGAGCTTTTTGTGGACTTGTAGTTCCGATACCAATGTTTCTATCACCTCTAACAAATAAGGCAGGTCCTGAATTTGTTGCAACATCTAATAAAGTATATCCACTACTATCACCTGCATCTGTTTTAACTTTTAATAAAGTACCACTTGACTGAGATGCATTATCATGATGAATAAAGCAAACATCATCACTTGCATTTGGACTTTGAACATGAAGAAAATAACTAGGACTTGAATTTCCTATCCCAACCTTTCCATCATTTCTAAATACTACTGCTTCACTAGATTCATTAGGCATAAAACTAAATGCCCCAGTACCCTCTCCGTATCTAATTCTTCCTGCTGCTGAACCACTATTGTTATAAAAATCAATATCTAGGTTTTGTGCATTATCAGTAGATTCAATTACTATACCTACTGTTCCAGAATCTTTTATATGAAGTTGTTTATCTGGTGAGGCTTCTCCTATACCAACATTTCCTGAAGAATCAATACGCATTCTTTCTGTAGAAGCTGTTGC